ATAATGCTTGACGAGGCAATGGACAGGGGTATTGATTGTGTAGTCATCGCCCATGACGAACCAACCGCCCAGAAGATTTTTGCTATAGGAGAGAGATTCTATGAAAAGTACGACTTGGCTAAACCCCCCCTCCAGCTCAGTAACCGAAAAGAACTTAAGTTCAAAGGAGTGGAAGGACATATCCAGGTTCTTACAGCGGGAAATGTCAAAGCAGGAACTGGCCTCACTACTCATTTTCTTCATTCGTCTGAGGCTGCCAAGTGGCCGAAAGGGGCAGAAACGGCTACGGCACTGTTCCAGTCAATCGGACGGTCTCATAAGACGGCTCACATCATTGAGTGCACGGCTTATGGTTACGACCCCCTGTTTAAGCCCATGTGGGACAACGCCGACTCCTCCTCCCACGTCATCTGGGGAGAACAAGACGGGTTCCCAACAGTAGAAGGCGTAGAAGTAACCGACCCCGAAACCTGGAACGGCTACGTGCCCCTGTTCATCCCCTGGTACGAGGACCCCCAATACTCCATCCCCTTCGAGACTCACCACCAGAAGGAATGGTTCATTTCGTCAATGAGCAAAGAGGAGACAGACAGGCAGAACCTCTATAACCTCTCACTAGAACAGGTCAACGCTTATAGATCGCTACTTAAGGGGGAGTGTAGAGGGGACGCGGAGGTGAGGTACCAGGAATACCCCAGTAGCCCAGAGGAAGCCTTCATCCACAGTGGTAGCCCCCCGCTTCAATGTCTCTGCCCTCAACCTCATGCCTGTTGAAACTCCCCGCATTGGCCTGATCGTCCCACAGTCACGGAGAAGTAGGCTGTTGCAATTCGTAGAGGACAGCGGAGGTGATACTTACCTATGGAGGGACCCGATCCCTGGGCACGAATATGTAATCGGGGTGGATACTGCCGAGGGCTTGATACCAGAAGGGACCAAAAAACCAGACGGGACTGTGGTGCAAGTGCTTGACAGGACAAGGGGTGGCGAACAAGTAGCGAAAATTTATGGTCAAATCTCCGAAGAGAATCTAGTTGAGCCATTGCTTCTCCTGGCTGAATTTTACCACGGGGCCTATGTGGTGATAGAGAGTAACGCTGGCAGGCATGTTTGCGTGGAGATGAAGAAGAACTACGAGAAGCACCGGCTTTACCATAATGACGATTGGAACGAGGACAAAAAGAGGTATAGTAGAGAGGTGGGACACAAGATGCACGTCGGGAACAGACGGCTTGTAATCGGCAAGATGGCGAGTAAGATAGAGAAGAGGGCACTAATCCTTCACGATAAGGAGAGTGTGCATGAGTGTCACGGTTTTCATACAAGTGCCGGTGGTAAGGCTGAAGCTGCCAGTGGGTACCACGACGATCATGTTACTGCCCTCGGAATGGCATGTATCGGCCTCGACAGCTACCCTGACAACCTCAAGCCTTTTACTCCCTATTCGAGGGTTACCAGTATACCCAGAAGTTATAGATTTATTGGAGGAGGGCAACGAAAGCCTATTTACTAAGGAGGGACTATGAACAGACGAAACTTTATAGCACTACCATTAGGGTTCGTGGGATTAGGGAATAAGAAGGAGGAACCTGACCTGAGAGTAGACTTTTGGGTTAAGGGAGAACACTATGCTATGGGAATGACCCATTATGCCGATATAGGAGAAAAAGAAAAGAGGAAGTGGGTAGAGAGGATGTTTAATTCAGGTAAGCAGACCGCCTTAGGTGTGATGGTTAAGCAAGGAACCCTAAAGCGAGAACTCACTGATATTGTGGTATAGTCTATAAGTCTAAGGGACTGGAGGGACAATGGCTAGATTCAGAATCCGTAATGCGACACCTAAAATCCAATCATTTGTCTGCCCCATCACCCAGCAAGACTGTTTGCTTGATAATGGGTGTGGAGCCTTTGAAGCCCGGTTTCTTGGAGCCGACCGTTCTCCTGGAAGAGTCCTTCTTGGTCGATTTAGATGCGATTGCGGAAAGACACTCTATGTCAAAATGCTTAACGAAGCTGGCGTAGAGCTCACCTGGGACAACTGCTTTGGCAAACATCCTAAAAGAGATTGAACTTGTTAAGGGAAACCTAAACGACTTAGTTAAGGTTCTAGACGACCACATCGAGGTAGCTGATGAATACAGGGGCAGCTGGGAACCAGACCACGTTGATTACCTCAACTCCTACTTCACCAAACCCGACGAAAAGTACAAGAACGATCCGTGGCCTGGGGCGTCGAATACTTACCTACCTCTCATCCGAGTGGGTATTGACGGTCTTTTGGCCCAATTCTACGATACTTTGCTATCTCAGCTACCGTTCATTAAAGTTCGTGGGCTTAACGATGCCGCCAGCGAAGCCAGCGAGGACCTTTCAGTTTACTATGGGGAGTTTTTCCTCACCAAACAAATCAATTTCAGGGAGTACGGTGGAAACTTTCTTTTCGACCTCTTGGTGGATGGTACTGCCGTCGGTAAAGGTCGCGTTAATCGGGAGGAGATGTTGCGACGACGACTACGCGAAGTCCCTAAGAAGACGTCACCTCTCCAGCGAGTCATCCCTGCCGTACAGACGTTTCTTGGACAGCCACTCACGCCGCAACCTACGCAAGGCAATAATGGCAGTGTTGAGTTCCGCGAAGAAACCTACATCGAAGAAAAACGGAGCGTAGAACTTGAAAACACCGACCTCACCCAAATCTATATCCCCCCTTACGCTGGATCATCCCTACAGTACCCAGATTGCCCCTGGTACTACGAAAAACACCACCTGTCCTGGAATGATCTACTCTCAAGGAAGCGGATGGGCTACAATGTCCACGACGGCCTCAAGGTACATCTTGGCCTTAGACAGCCGTCCGAAAAAGACGCAGAAATTGCGGACGAACTAGGCACCTCAATAGGCAACGCCGGCGAGCCCACCATAGAGGTGCTGGAGTTCTACATGCGAGTGGCCCTCCCCGCTACTATCAAGCACTCCATTCGTTCCGCCAAAGTTAGTAAGCTCAAGGGAGCTGAGAAACAAAAATTCATGGATGAGGAAGGATGGGAGGAAGAAGTTGTCGTTACCTACTTACCCAAAGCAAAAGAGATTATACGAATCGTCCCTCTTGATAGAGTTCGATCCGATGGAAAGCGACCGCACATTGATGGGAGGTACCATCGAATACCCCGGTCATTCTACGGAAGTGGAGTGCCAGAATCCCGCATGGGTCTGCAAGTGGCGATTAACTCCTTTTTCAACCAAATGGTTGATTACGGTACTCTCCAGAATCTTCCGTGGGCATTTTTCTCGCCAACTATCGTTGGAGATTTACCTGAGAGAATGTTCCTCGAACCTGGAGCCCTCATCCCCACCAGCGACCCCGGCAGTGTCAACTTCCCAAGATTCCAAGGGGATGCAACATTCTGGATCAGCGCAATCCAGATGATTCAAGCGTGGTTTGAGCGGGCCGAATCAGTATCAGATTTTACAAGGGGTATCTCTCCAGATCGCCCCAATGCACCAGAAACGGCCCGTGCCACGCTTGCACTTATCGCCAACGCCCAGCTAGCCTTTGACTGGAAATCAGCCGAGATAGCTGAGTACTTAACGGAGGCAGTACGCCATGTACATGAATTACACGTTCAATACCTTGATGACGCGGTTGACTTTGAATTCTTCAACAGAGAATCTAGGGCCTTTGACCGTAGAACAATACCTAAGTCTGTGTTCAAAGAACCAGTGGAATTCCAGTTCATACTCAACCCCTCTAGGCAAAGCGAACAACAAGTCAATCAGCTCCTCTTCTCCCTCCTCAGCGAAGTTATAGTGCAAGCAGCAGGCGGCAACATCCAAGTCCTTCGCCCAATGGCTAAAGACCTATGGACCTCCCATGGCAAGGACAACTTCAACGACGTATGGCCCGAAGCCCTAGCTCCCCAAATCGACCCAGCCACAGGACAACCAGTTCTAGACCCAGCTACCGGCCAGCCCCTACAAGTAACCCAACCTCAAAGTCCCGGACAGGCGGCAACTACAAATGGCGACCAGCCCCAGTCCTTCACTGACCAGTTGTCTAAATCTCTAGACCAACTCAGTGAACGTGAGGGTGGCCCCTTCCTGACCGGCGAAGAGGAATCAGTTAAGATACCTAAAGGAGATAACTAATGCCCCAACCAGTAGAAGTGGCAGCGGGGACTAGCGATAACGCCATAGTAGCCCCCAACATCAGACTTAAACTCTTAGGATTTACTGTAGCTGAAACCGCCTCCCCTGCTGCTGCCGCTGAAGTATCCATACGCCACGGCACCTCCGCTACCGATCCCTTGCTAGTCCCCCCCATGAACCTTGATGCTGACGGTTTTGATGGTTGGGACTTCTCTCACGGAATTGACTGTCCCAATGGAATCTACATTGACCGTGTAGCCGGCAATACAACTCTAGTCCTCTACATCGACCCCCTGGAGGCTGTGCCATGATCGAAATGAGCAAAGCACGACTGGAGCAGGCAAACGCAGAGTGGGAACGCGACCCAGATGCTAGAGAGATTGTTCCACGCAAGTCCACGACAGGGCTGGGGAGACCATTGCGACGCCCAATAGTGAAAGGTCACCCATTCAAGTTCTGGCACAAGATAATGAGTGGCCTTGCCCTCCTCCTACTATGTCCCCTTCTCCACCGCCATGATGTGTGAACAACAACTGCCATTGCGTCATTCCAGCGAGGGGTAGAATATACAACCACGCACTAGCCAAAGTTGTGATTTCGTCGTTTGCTGCTTTAGCCGCTGTTAGTGGAAATGCCATAGTGACAGCATCAGCACTTGTGTCTTTGTCCAAAACATAATTCCACTCAGAATCCCCTACGCCCGTGGCGTCAGTAATAAAGACCAACTCTCCATCATCCAGGTTAGCCCCTTCCCCATTAGTTGTATCGAGTACGGTTTGGCCTATGGCCTCAGTAGCGTCGATGGTGGCAAGAACAGGAGTTCCAGTCTTACAGCCAAATCTACGATGCTCTGCCCAAAGGTGGTCTGCTCCTGAAGCAGCTCCCTTTGTCATGAGAGAAAAATGAGGAGGTGTGGCGTTGGCAATAGCCTCTGTATAGCCCTGGTAGATCCAAATGTAAGCCTCTATTGCGCCGTCGGTTACAGATATGGTTGATCCAGCTACGGCGGTAGGGTGGGTTACTAGCTGATGTGTAAAACAGTCCGCTACTGCTGCTTTGGTATAATCAGACATTACTCAACTCCCGCTAGGACTCCAATAATGGCATCCACATCAGCTTGGATAGCAGCATCTGAGGCTCCGGTGATCTGGGCAACTGTCCGTGACTCATTTCGGGCTAGTAATATCCGCAAGGCTTTGACAGCTTCTTGGTCTAGCCTGCTTACCGCCTCTTGCGCCCAAGCTACTCGCTGTGGATGACCTTTTGTTTGTGTTTGTTCATTGCCAATTTCATTGGCGGAAATACTCAAAGCCACCCCAATTCGCTGTCTTAAATTTGGGTTGCCCCTCAGGGTAAAAAGTTCTAAATAAGTTGCCATCACTTACCTCGTTTGATGTAGAGCGCGGTTATCATATCGGCCCTATTCTTCGCCGTTTCTTCACAGGGGTGCGGCCTTTAGGAGTGTTTCCCTCAACCACGACACACACCTCATTGCTGTTGCCGGTTGGTTGCCCATCGAAACCCACAGCCCTAACCACATAGCAACGGGGGGTGCTGGGAATTGGGTAGGAGGGCTGGTCAACAGAAGGGGAGGTGCCGAGGTCGTCGTAGGGGCCTCCAGGAGATGGGGATGAGTGGATGCTATAGAAATCAGGTGCGCTGTTAACATCCCAGT